GCCAGCAATAGGCTGGCCCTGAATCACCTGACGCTCCACTGAGTTGGCGTAGTGCGTGTAGCGCTTATAGTTGGACCGGTAGAAAGAAACTTCAGGCTTGCCGGTCAGCCAAGCGTCCTGAGCTCCGACGGCGACGAGTTGAACAACACCTCCCGACATTTAGTACTAGCTCATATTTTTTTAGTTGACAGAAACCGTGTTAAAAGGAGAGGTTCCCATGGCTGGGTCGGCCTTTTTCGGGTCGGCCAGGGAGTATGCCAAAGGATTCTTTTCAAGCTGCTGGATAGCAATATCCAAGAATCCATTCGAAGCACGTGGATTGGGGTTCGCCTTGAATTCGTTGAGTGGGTCGTCGAACTCGGGGGGCAACGTACCACGGCCCTGGTTTGTTCCTGTAATGGCCATGGGTCCTGGCTGCTCTGGCCGAGCCTCGATACGGAGTTGAGTCGCCGCGCCCACCTGGTTGACGGGGTCGTTGCGAACGTTCATACGAGCAGCGTTTGCAGCCCGATCGGGCTTGGTGCGGTATCCAGACGACCGAGTCAAGTCTGTATCTGTATAGCACGTCTTTCCTTCGGCGTATGGCTGTGCGATGTTATATTGCGGAGGACCGTCTGAGAGCGTATCTGTGCGCAAGCCTGTTTCGGACCGAATCGTTGGTTTTTTCGTCTTGAGGAAGTTCGGGCGACCCTCTGCACCGACCAGTGCGCTCTGAGCACCTCCACCACCATAAGCACCGGGTTCGCGGAACGCCGTCTTTGTAGCGGCCGCCTGGTGAGTAATGTCTCCGATGTATGCAGCACCGCCGCTCTTGACGAAAGGATTACGAGGACCCGGGCGGCCCTCGAGAGTTGTCAGACGCTCCTCGTTGATATTCGTGGGCAAGGCTCGGAAGTAATCGTGGAATCCACCAGCCGCAAGCACGTCTGGACCAACGCCAAGACCACGACCGACGGTCATAGGGGCTTCGAGAGGCGACACGTTGTTCTGCTTATTCGTCACGTACTCGCGGTTGTACAGGTCATACACAGGCTGACCGTAAGGGAATCGAGAGTTGGTCGGAGTCACGTCCTGAAGGTTCGGAACAGCCTCTTTGGGTTGGAGTCGCCAATCGTTAATGCGACGACCAAAGTTTGGATTCGTGTTCCGAAGATCGAATGCATCTGCACGGTGTCCGACTGAGTCGGCCATCATGTCAATGTCGCGACGGGTCAAAGGGGCTTTGGGTTTCGTGGTTGTCGGTGGGGCCGCCGGAGTCTTATCAGACTCCGCAAGCGTTTTCCCGGCAAACACAAGACCAACAACGGCGGCGAGCGCCAGAGGATCCATTGATATTAATGTATCTTTTTTTTGGACAAAGACCGAGTCCAACGGACTCGTGATCCAGGGCCTTGGGGAAGAGGGAACACAATGAGTCCTGCGGACTCATTGGGGGCTTAACGCCCCCACGTCTTAACACCTTTTGTGTAATACCGCTGCGCAAATCGGTCGTTCTGGTACTCACCAAACGTGTTGATGGGGTTCCAATCGATGACGCGCAGAGGCAAAGTCACGTACGTGTTTGGAAAGTCATAGGTCTGTTCGGACCAACCCTTCTTCCAAGAGGTCGTCGTCTGTTCGCGGAGAGAATCCTCAACAGTCGTCTTATCTTCGAGAACAACCTGGGCTGGGCCGTAGAACACACCCTTCTCGTTGACAATGTCCAAGTAGCTAAACTGTGGCATTATTAATATAGACTCATATTTAATTTTAATTGCCAGCCTCCATCTGGACACGCTCGGGGAAGGCGGAGTAGAACCGGTCTGGGTTACAAGCCGCGCCGCCCTGGTCGTGACACTTGGCCGCGAATGGTTTGCCGTAGGCCGCCTGAGCAAAGCCAGTTTGGTCGTTTGGAATCGTTGTTGCGGGCATGGAGTAGAAATTACGCTCGGCATCGCGCTGACGCTCAAACGGGTGAATCTGGCTCCAGACGCTCTGGACCTGTCCACGCACGCTTGGATACCACGCGGCGGCGGGTCGGTCTGGATTATCCACGTAATCGCTCAAAAGCACGTTGCCCATGGAGTTTTCCGTCGTTGGCAAAGTGACATCTGGGCGAAAAATGCTCGAGTACCGAGCGTCGCCTATAGTCGAACGAAGCTTTCCATCCTTAATCATATTTGTGGTCCACATGTAGTACAAAATCGCAAGAGCTATACCCCCGAGGGCAAAAACGCGTGAATCCCGATTGATAATGTACACTATACACATGGCGTACAGAACGAAACGGGTCGTGGCCGAGACGCGCTGATTCGCCGTCTGTGTAGCCGTTGGCCAAAAAGTCAAGAGGTCACTTGACTTGAAGACGCTCTTGGGATCCATTGCTTCTTCTACTTGCGGAGATTCTTTTTCTTTTTGCCTGAAGAAGGGGGTAGGGCCTGTCTGCGTGGTGTTGGGGTGGGTACTCCACCGAGCAAGGATGCAAACGGGTTCCCTGCACCACTCCCCATCATCTGACTCAGCATACTGTTAACACCGGCCATCAGAGATGCCTCGTCCGGCTGGCCGTTCGGACCGAGCTTCATATTCTTGGCGCAATTCTCGGCGGCAGCCTCAATAGCGCTGAGTGTGTCCGGTGGGAACATGCTCAGGGTTGTGGAAATCATATACAAAGATGAAAGGTACTGCCAAATGGCATTCTTTGTATTGTCCGAACAATCCTCTCGCTTCCAAATCACATTTAGGTTCAGATTCTTTGCAAACTCATTCTCATCGCAAAAGAAAGACTCGTCACGGGAAGTCATTTGTCCGGCCCACGGTGCCACCTGTTTCATGAACGTCTTGCAATCCGGGCCGGTCTTGACGGGCTCGTCGGGAAACACAGTACTGAGCTCCCCGAGGAACTGGGTCATCATCTCATCGAAAGCTTTTACGGTGGTCATTTAGGCAGTTAAAAACCCAAGTTTTTAACTGTTGCCCAAACTTAAAAAGGTTCCTTCAAAACTGGTCCAGAATCTCCCTGACCCTGGCTCACTATAAAATAGACGAGAATACCAACCAAAAAGGCTGGCTTGAAGTAATCGGAGTTTTTCTTCTTCTCGTTATTCATTTTTGACGTTGCGTATACATAAGCAACTACAATGGCTGCTGCAATGGCTGCTGCGCTCATAGGCTCGCGACAGTACTGATCCATATCTCTGTTATTACGTATGGTTTAATTTTTGAATTTTTGTCGGCGCGTCCGGAAACAGGGACTCGCCTTCATCTGCTGGCGCTGGTGTCGTGCCTGGAACACTGGGTGGTGTCAAAGAGTTATTCACCGTGACGGCTGTGTCAACCCCTCCTGGGGTCTTTCCAAACTCCATGTTCCCCGTGTTTTGGGGAAGGGAGTCGAGGTTTTCTTCCTCGGGCATCCCATCGGGAACCTCCTCCAAGTCTGGAACATCCTCTTGACCCTCCTCGTCCTCGTGGTCCATGTCCAAGTCTTCACCTGCTGCAGGCAAAGGCAAGTACGTATTGAGAATCTCTGCTGTTGGGATCAGGTCTTCGATGACGACGCAAATTCTCTTGTTAAATCTATCGTTCAAATTGTTGTTGCGTTCCTCTTCGGACTTGTTGTCCACGATGATGCTGGGGTTCTCATACAGGTCCTTGGCGCACGCCTCGTAACACCGCTGGACAAATACGTCATTGGCGGGGAGCTTGATACTGATCTTTTTGGACTTTTTGTCGGTCCGAATAGCACTTAGGATTTTGACGTGAATCACAAACACAGCCGCCAACAGGTTCGGGAACAAAGACTGATTCTTGATGATGGCCTCTGTATTTTTGAGTGAAATTGAAGAGTTCCACGTCTTGACACCTCGGAGGAGCTCCTGGAAGACTCGCGTGGTGTTTTTGCCCTGAGACTCCTTCTTGGCCTCGAGCCAAATCTCCCAAAAGGCTTCGATCATCACGGGAATCATAGCGTCACAGAGCTTTTTGGTGAACCGGCGCTCGGACTCGTTCAGAATGTCCATTTAGTACATACGAAGGACTTATTTTAGGTTAATTTACGTACACTCCATCAAGCTGAGACTTCCAATAGTCTCGCTCATATTCGAGTTGGTGTATACGGGCAAGGAGTTCAGACTCAATCTCCTCCTTGTGCGTCAGACGGCGCTTGAGTCTCTCAATTTCGTTTTCAAATTGCTTTGAACGTACCTTATCCTGCTTATTTTCCTGTAAAGATTCCCAGGTCTTGTGTATCTTGGACCTTTTGTGTTGAACAAGTGACACGGCATTTTTATAACAAAATCCGGGGCGACAGGGACACGCGAGTTGGACTGAAACTTCCATATTTTTACATGAAAATTGAAGCTTTAATTCTTTTTCGTGACTCGTAGTTTCTCAGCCGTCTTTTTGAGGTTGACGAGACTCGGGAGATAGACCCCTGGGTCGACCTCTTCCTTTGCCATCTCCGTGTCGAGAGCGGCCGCCTTTGTCCATTGAACTCGGATATCGAGAGGACCTACGAGGTTCACTATGTACCCGAGTCTCTGGAGCTGACGACACATGTACCCAACAGTCTGTGGAAGGTCATACCTAGGAAAGCCAACAACGAAAGGAGGTACGGTCAAGATGGCATCTCGACTGCCCAAGTCCGAAGCCACCTTAATTTTACGACAAAATTGCTCAAGAAGGGCACGGTAGTACTCTTTTTTCGCAAGGTCCCGCTTCTTTTCAGAAGCGACAATTTGTTTGGCCGATACAGCCATCTATTCTAAGTGGTTAATTTTGGGGTGAGGGTG